GTTGATTTGAAAGAGCTTGCTCTTAGTCACAGTTAGGAAACTCCTTACGGAGGTAGTACAGTACAGATCGACAGTTGAACCAGAAAACCTTTATTTTAAGGTTTTGGTTCACTTGGCTCATTGGTTTTATTAAGAAACAATGAGCAGTGAATCGAAACTAGACAAGAAAATTTTTACGTTTCAGAAGAAACAGAACAAGAAGAAGAAGAGTGTTGGGCAGAGAAAGCCACAACATCTCTCAACCCGCAATAATGTAGAAGGCTGTGGTGGGCAGTCACGAGACAACTGGTATGAAAAGAAGTCTCATTATAAAAAGAAGTCCAAAATGCAACCCCATATGGGTGAATCTTTCGAAACTTTTAGTAAATTTGTAGAATTAGCTGATGATTTGAAAGATAAGTATGGAGGGACTCAAGTTGATATTATAGTCCGTGAGATTGAAACATTATTGGCGTTGACCATTAGTATTACAAATGCCAGTAATATAATGGGTATTTTAGCCAGTACATTTCAATATTTGCAGACTCATTTATCAGGATCTTTATTATTGCATTCAGTTGATCATTTATCAAGTGTTTTTGGTTGTCGTATTGAACCCCACTTAGGTGAGGAACCACACAATAAAGATAGATGGATTGACTTAATGCGTGATATTAAGTTGAATTGGAAAAGCGCCGTTACAAATGGATTTTTCCGTAAATTTTCAAGTTTATTGGGTATGTTAGTGTCCGTTGGCTTGTGTAAAGCCAGCTCAGTTACATTTAAACTAGATACCTTTACAATTTGGGAACCACGTATCTTAGATAAGCATTCATCGTGTTTTGATATTATTGATGCAGTCATTGAAACTGCAACACTATTTTGTGAAAGTCTTTACTTATGCTTCAAGGATCGTTCATTCATGCCGCTATTTACGGGTGAATCAATCATGAAGGATTTGGATAATAAGTACAACACTATTGAACAATGGTGGTCTTTAGAAAGATGTGGTAATTTACGTGAAATTGCCGGTGTTGAACCACACGAATTGGATAAATTGTTACGTGATACTGAAATAGCATTTCAGAAAGTTTTAAATAGCCTAAAACCTCATAGTTTTGAGTACAATATGGTTAATAGAAAATTTCAGAGATTGGCAAGTATTCGTGGTGAGTTTGTATTACACCAAATTAGTAGTGGCATTAGACCGGCTCCATTTGCAATTGAATTTTATGGTAAGAGTTCACAAGGTAAAACTACGTGTTGTGACCAAATTATCGATGCTTTGTTGATCAGTGCTGGATTAGATACTGATAAACAAAGGCGTGCTACAGTTAATGCTGGTGATAAATTTATGTCCAATTGGACATCAGATAAACTAGTTATGATTGTAGATGATGTTGGTAATACGAAAGCAGATTTTGTAGAACAATCACCTTTACGTTTATTGATTGATGTTGCTAATAATCAGATGGCATATGCCGCAAAGGCAGATTTGTCAGATAAAGGGAAAGTTTTTATATCTCCTGAGATTTTAGCAGTCACAACAAATGTAAAGAATTTGAATGCTTATCAATATTCAGCTAATCCATATTCAGTACAGCGTAGGTTTATTTGTATTACGGTAGAAGTACATCCTGATTTTAGGAATTGCAATGGAACATTGGATTCTGAGAAAGTTAAGGAATATCAGATGCGTGAAAATCCACAATTCGATGATATATGGCAATTGACAATAGAAGAAGCTGTTAAACCACATGAAGAAACATCTATAGACTTATCGTAAGATATTCTGGAATGGACAGTTTTTGGACAAAGTTAATTTCCAGACAGCATTGAATTATTTGATTGAAAATTTTCATAAGCATAGGGATATCCAACATCATTTGGTTGATACAGCGCGAGCACGCCAGAAGAAGTTGAATCTTTGTGGTATTGATGGTTGCAAGCAAATTAGTGGATTTTGTATTCATCATAAATGTTTGGATGCGCATTTTGGACTTTTACCAAGTATTACGAGTAGTTTTGGGTATTTGGGTAGTTCTTTAATAAATGATTTTAGATATGTGATGCAAGATTTTGACTCACTTAGTGGGAAGTTATTGCGTTATTATGGAAGATCATTAATGAAGAAGCATTCCTTTTATCCTTTAATACCTACAGATTGGCTTGGTAATAGATATGTTCGGCAATTGTTGATGCTTATCGATAATAGACGATTTAAGAAGTTAGCATTTAGATATCTGTTAATAACAGCTTTTTGTATCATTTCATTTTTGTATAGTGTATATATCTGCGTGTTTAATGAATGGAATGACGCTGTTTTTGGTATTACAATGTTACTTGCTTTGTTAGTTTATATTAGGATTTGTTCTTTTAATGAGTGTGTAAAACAATCTTTTATTGAATCCGTGTATAGGAGAAACGCTATATCACCAATGCTTGACGAGTATAGGAATATATTAGTCAAAGGAGCAATTGGTGTTAGTGTATCTTATGCGGCTGTGTATGGAATTGTTAAGATTTTGCGCACTTTTAAGAAAGAACTTAAACCTATATTGAGCCAAGGATCATTGGCGCCGACGACTATTGAGGATGTACAACAACGAGATTCTGAGGAAAGCCCATGGTGTGATATTGTTAAGAGGCATTTACCAATTTGTAAGAAAGCACAGACATCCACCTGTAATGATTTGACAAACAATGTGTTGAAGAATTTAACATATGTTAAGATTACGGGACCAGATGGTAAAGCTTATTTTGCAAATTCATTGTTTTTACGATCAAACGTTGCAGTAATACCAAAGCATTATTTTGATCGTATTGGTGATAGCCTTCTGTGTGAATTTAGGAAGAAATTGCCCAAACAAAATGGGGGTAAGTTCTTTGCCGAAATTGATTTGAAATATTCATACCATGTACCACTTACTGATTTAGTTATTTGTTATGTTGGCTCTGGAGGTTCTTTTAAAAATTTGACTGATTATTTTCCTATGGATACAATGCGTGCTGTGCCGTTTAAATGGTTATGGCGCGATGAAACAGGAGAAATAACAGATAGTGTAGGAAGAACGCATCCAGAAAGAGTTAAGACAACAAATTTTTACTATGATGGTGGTACATACGATTTGACGATACCAACGAAGTTTGGACATTGTGGGGCACCTTTAGTATCTAATACACGAGGTAATTGTATTGTGGGGTTCCATTTAGGTGGAGTCACTGGTACACCTCGTGGTGGTTATGGTATTCTGAAAAGACAACAAATTCTTGAAGCTTTGGAAGTTTTAAGCAGGCAAGAAGGTGTTGTTTTGACAGGTACGGCAGAAAAGTTTGAAACAGAAGTACTTGGTACACAAGTATTGGATGAACAAGCTGCTTTGCCTGTAAAGAGTGCCCTTAATTACATGCCAGAAGAATCTCAAGTTGAGTACTATGGACGCTGTGGTCCGACATCCACTTTCAAGAGTGATGTTGCAAAATTGCCAATTTCAGATACAATTGCAGAGATTTGTGGGGCCCCTAATATATATAGGGGCCCTGTTGAGAGTCCTGCTTGGTTTGGTTGGCAAAAATGTTTGGAGGGGATGTCGCATCCCGCTCTACCATTTAAGCAACATATACTTGCGAAAGCCATTTTGGATTATAAATTACCATTAATTAAGATTATTAGGAGTACAATGTGGAATGATTGTGCTCCTTTGACACTGGAAGAAAATATGAATGGAATTCCAGGTAAAAGATTTATTGATGGTATTAAAATGGACACAGCAATAGGGTTTCCTTTGACAGGAAAGAAGAAGTCCTTCTTAGCAAAGGAAGAAGTGACTGTGGATGGGTTAGTAAAACGTGAATTTACTAAAGAAATATACGATGAAATTGATCGCTGCGAGAATTGTTACAGGGCAGGACAGAGGGC